ACGGCAACGTCCAGCTCGTCCGCCGCCGCGACGGCTGGTCCGTGGACGGCCATCTGACCGAGATCCACCCGGAGATCGGCATGGCCACTGAAGAGGAACCGCGCGGCGACGGCTGCCAGGTGATGGCGGCCGAGCGTCCGCAGCTCCTCGTGACGAACCTGATGGTCGCCAGCGCGATGCTCAGCTGCCTCTGGCAGATCAGTGAGCGCGGCAGCGTCCCCTACAGCGAGGTCTACCTCGACGCCATCCAGAACGCGGCCCGCAGCCGCTCCTGGTTCCGTGTCCCGGCCGGCGCGCAGTAGGGGAGTGTGGATTTCAGGTGCACAACCCGGCCGAGGCGGCGCCCACTGGCGTCCCTCGGCCGGACACCCACATCGCAGCGGATTTGTGACATGACCCAGGCCGAACCGAATACCCGAACCGAACAGTTCGCGAACCCCTTCCGCCCAGGAAACGGGGTTGCTCCGCCGTACCTCGCGGGCCGAGACGGGCTGCTGGCCGAGTTCCAGCGTTTCCTCGACGAGGACCATCCGCCCCACGCGAACTGGACCCTGACGGGGCTGCGTGGAACCGGGAAGACGGTGCTGCTCGGCGAGTTCGCCACGCGCGGGGAACGCGCCGGCTGGCTCTGCCTCGAGCGGGAACTCGGTGACCGGCATCGCGATGAGGTGCGGCTCGCCGACGCGATCACCGACGACTGCGCAGCTCTCGCCCGTCGCTGCAGCGCGCTCACGGGTGTCGGAGACACGCTCGAACGAGCCTGGCAATACGTTCGACCTCGCCGCCTGACCGTCGGCGAGGTCGGATATGAGCCGGCATACGAGACGGAACCCGATGAGCCTGCTCGCGCAATCCTTGCCGCATTCGCGGCTCTTGATGAAGCCGTGGCCAAGACGGACGCCCGGGGGGCGCTGCTTCTGTTCGACGAGGCGCACCTGCTGGTCGACGATCGACGCCATGAGCAGTTCCCGCTGTCGGCGCTACTCGCGGGCCTCGGCCACGCCCAGCGCAAGTCGACCCGCGTCCGGCTTGTCCTCTGCGGGCTGCCGACCCTCGGCCTGAACCTCAAGCGCGCCCGAACGTACGCCGAACGGATGTTCCGCCATGTCGTCATTGGCCATCTCGAACGAGGCGATGCCTGGGACGCCCTTGGCGTCCCGCTGGCGGGCAGCGGCCGAGCCATCGAGCTGCCGCTCCTGGGCGAGATCGTCGAGCAGACCGGAGGCTACCCGTACTTTCTGCAGTTCTTCGGGAGCTTTCTATGCAGCCGAATCGGGCGGCCCGATGTCCGACTCGATGACTATCTGGCCCTCGAAGGAAGCCTCCTCCATGAGCTTGACCTCGCGTTCTTTGAGGACCGCTATCTCAGCGCGGGCGCGGCCGGCCAACGCGTGCTGGAGGCGATGGCCCTGGCTGGCGGTCGCGTCAGCGCGCTGAGCCTTCGCCGCTCGCTTACTGACCTTCCGAATGTCGATGTCGTCGTCCGTCGGCTCGTGGACCGTGGGCTCGTCTATCGGCCGACCCGCGGCACCTACGACTTCGCGCTGCCGCTCTTCGGTTCCTACCTTCGGCGGCGGGCGGAACTAACAGAACTAACGGGGAGGCGTTAGAGGACGGTGGCGCGTACCAGGAAGGCAGCTGCGGCCGATCTCTCGTTGACCCAGGTCGCGACAGACTTCCGGTTCGCGCTCGCCGCCGGCGGACGCCGGCAGACGACGGTGGGCTGGTACGCGGACATCCTCGATGCTTTCGTTCAGTTCGCCACGGGCGAGCTCGGCCGTGGGCCGCGGCTGGCCGACCTGACGGTCGACCTCGGTCGGCGTTATGCCGTCTCGCTGTCCGAGCCGGCGAAGTCAGGGGGCAGATCGCGCCGACGTGGCAAGCCATTGAGCCGGGCAACGGTGCGTGGTCACCTCAAAGCGCTCAAGGTCTTCGCGGGTTGGCTGCGCCGAGAGGGCTACCTCTCCCGCGACGCACTGGCTTCGCTCGAGGTGCCGAGAGATGATCGTCGCCTCTTCGCGGTGTTCAGCGACAGCCAGCTCGACGCTCTCCTTCAAGTCGCCGAAGGCGACAGCCTCCGGGCGCGCCGCTGGACGGCCGTCGTCTGGCTCCTGCTCGACACCGGGCTCCGCTTGAGCGAGCTCACGGGGTTGACGCTCGAGCGGCTCGATCTTGAGTTGGGCAGCGTCCGAGTCGTCGGCAAGGGCGGCAAGGAGCGCCTCGTACCGATCGGTTCGGCTGCGCTCTTCGCGCTGCGCCGCTACCTCGACCGCCGGGCCGGACCCGCGCGGGGTGCCGTCTTTCTCGACGACGACGGCCGGCCTCTGAGCCCGACCGCCGTATACAAGGGCATCCGTGGCTTAGGTGCGCGAGCCGGGATCAGCGGTGTCCGCTGCTCGCCCCACACGTTCCGGCACACCTTCGCGACCCGCTACCTGCTGCTCGGCGGTGACCTGCTGACGCTAGCCCGGCTGCTCGGCCACAGCCCGCACTCGCTCGAGGTGACGCAGCGATACGTCACCCTGCTCGATGCCGACCTCCGCGCCGCGCACAAGCGCTTCTCGCCGGGCGATGACCTCGCCAGGCTCGGCGGCGTTCGCCCGGCGAGGCCGCCCCGTCTCATGCCCGGGCGAAGGCCCGCGAGGCGATCGCCAGCCGATCGACCGGCGAGGCCTGCGCGTGTTGGCGCTTGACCTCGTCGGTGTCGAGGTTGACGTAGCGGCGAACCATGTCGAGGGTCGTATGGCCGAGGATCTTCTGGAGGCTGAACAGGTCGCCGCCGTTGAGCAGGTAGAGCTTGGCGAAGGTGTGGCGGAAGGTGTGCGGGTTGGTCCGCACGCCGTCGAGCCCGGCCCGCCCGCCGAGCCGGCGGAGGGTGTGCTGGATCGCCGCCGAGGTGAGCGGCCGCCCGTCGCGGGCGAGGAAGACGTGATCGACGTCGCGTCCGATCGGCCGCGGGCGGCTGTGGGCGAGGTAGTCCGGCAGGCGGGCCTCCGTCACGGTCCCGAGGGGAACGAGCCGCTCCTTGCCGCCCTTGCCTCGGACCCGGAGGTAGCCGTCGGGGAGCAGATCACCAATCCGCAGACCGGCCAGCTCGGACAGCCGCAGCCCCGTGTCGAGGAGGAGCGCGATGATCAGCCGATCGCGGCGCGAGGCGACCGCGAGGAGTCGCTCCAGCTCGACCGGTCCGAGCGTCGCGATGAGCCGCGACGGCACCTGCGGACGGGGCAGACGCCGAAGCGGATCCTCGGCGACGAGACCCTCCGCGGCGCACCAGGCAGAGAACGCCCGGAGACCGCGGACAAAACCTGCGACCGACGATGGCGCGAGCCCGGCCTCCTGGAGCGAGACGACGAATGCCCGCGCCTCGGCGATGCTCACCGCGCTGAGCGCCGGGTCGGCGCCGCGGCCCGTCCGGTAGGCGGTGAACCGCTCGCCGATCATGCGATACCAGTCGAGCGTCTTGGGCGACAGGCCTCGCGCTCGACCCGAGACGAGGAAGTCGTCCAGGCCATCGGCGAGGGTAAACATCGCACCTGACGCCGAGTCAGGTGACCGACCGGCCTGACGAGTCAGGTGACCGGACGGGGAACGAGTCAGGTGACCACGAGCCATTGGAACGCCTCCACGCTGGTCGGCGATTCCATGCTCGAACCACATTATCTGGTGGTCTGATCAGACCGTTGCTACCAGATGGTGTGGGGTTGGCTGGCGAGGAAGGATTCGAACCTTCGATCTCCTGATCCAGAGTCAGGAGTCGCTCACGCACGGGGCACGCTCAGCGATTCCGGAAATACCGCCACCGATACCGCCACCAGTCGGTCGGCCTTGCCGAGATTGCAGTCCTCGCAGGCCGCGACGAGGTTCTCCAGTGTCGTCTCGCCGCCGCCGGCGCGGGGGATGACGTGGTCAATGTGGAGCTCGACGTCGGGCGGGCGGCGGCCACAGTACCGACAGGCGAAGTCGTCACGGACCAGGACGTCCCAACGGAGGCGCTTGTCGATCGCTGGCGCGACGCGCTGGAGCACCGCATCGATCGCCCGCGGCGCGTGGCCGAGGGCGACGAACGATCGGAGGATCCCGTCCGGACAGGCGAGCCGCACGGTCACCCGGCCGTCCTTGCGGCTGCCCCACTTCGGCTTCGGGATCCGGCCGGCCCGGTCGATCGCCAGGCGCATCAGTCGCCCTGGACCGGCTTGCCGCGTTCTGGGTTCGCGAAGCCCGCGAGCGCGCCGGCGATACCCTGCATCGCGCCCGCCTCGGCCGCGGCCATCAGCACCTTGTGGTGGTCCTCCGTCGGCCCGAGCTCCTCCGCGATCGGGACGATGATGCTCAGGTAGCGCGACCCAGGGTTGTCGCGGACGGCCTGCCGATATTGCTCGGCGACGCGCTGCGCCCCGTGCTCCAAATCCTCGGGCCTCATCGTGCGTCCTCCTCGCGCTCCGGGGCGGCCGTCAGGGCCGCGGCCATGGCCTCGGCGGTGACGGTCGAGGTCGGTCGGACGTGGGTGTAGCGACCGCTCGTCTTCATGTCCGTGTGACCGAGGAGCTCCATGATGTAGGCCCGGTCGAGGCCGGCCTCCATGAGGATCGACGCCGTCGAGTGACGAAGGTCGTGGACCCGGAGCCGGGGCAGCTTGGCCGCGGCCAGGTGGCGGTGGAGGGCATGGCTCAGGGTCGAGCCGGCCAGCGGCCCGCCGGTCCCCGTCGTGAAGACGAGCTGACTGGCCTTCCATTCCTCCCTCCGCCAGGCGGCGCCGGCGCGGATCCGCTCCTCGCGCTGACGCTGCTTGTGGGCCCGCAGCTCGTCGGCGACCAGGGCGGGCAGGCGGATCGTCCGCTTGGATCCGGATGTCTTCGGCAGGCCGAACGTGTAGGCGTCGCCGGGGAGGTAGGTCAGGCTGCGGGTGATCCGGAGCGTGCTCGCCTCGAGGTCGACCTGGGGCCAGCCGAGGCCGGTGAGCTCGCCCCGCCGGGCGCCGGTCGAGACGGCCGTCAGCCACAAGGCGTAGAGGCGATCGCCGCGGATGGACACGAGGAACGCCCGGGCCTGCTCGGCGTTCAGGACCGCGGGCTCTACCGTCGTCGACGTCGGCCGGCGGACATCGCTGGCGACGTTCCGCTCGAGGATCCGGTCGCGGACGGCGAGGCCGAGAGCGATCCGGAGGACCGTCACGGCGTAGGCCGCCGTCCGGGATCCGCCTGTTCGCCGCTTCGGGTGGCCCGGCACGGGCGCGCCCTGCTCGATCGACCGCACCGCGCGACGCACGTCCGGCGCCGCCAAATGGATCAACGACACGTGGCCGAGGGCGGGGATCAGGTGGCGGTTGACGGTGAAGGTGTACGACTCGAGCGTCCGCGGACGCAGCCCCGTCAGGCCCTCGACCCAGCTGGCCAGGTAGGCCGCTACCGTGAGTCGCTCGTCGATCGGACCGAGGCCGATCCGCTCCCGCCGGCGGAGCTCGTCAAGCTTGTCGAGGACCTCGTCACTCGACGACCCGTAGAGGGAGCGGCGCTTTCGATGCTCGCGGCTTCCGCGCCCGACCTGGACGTCCAGCCTCCAGGTCCCGTCGGGGCGCTGATAGGGTCTCGGTTCGGGTCTCCTCGCCATCGTGGTCCTCCTCGACCGCAGGATAGTCCTCGTGCTCGGCCGCCCACCTGGCCAATCCCTCGGGCCGGAAGAGCAGCCGCTGGCCGACCCGGACGACCGGCAATCGTTCGGCCGCCGGCGTCGTCTCGGACGCGAGCTCGCGGACCTTCGTCTCGCCGAGACTGAGCAGCGCCGCGGCGCCGGCGGCGTCGACGAGGATGGCGTCCCAGGCGCCGCGATCGCTCATGTTTCCCGGGGAACCTCGCGGCGCTCTCTGCACTTCGACTCGTGGCCGACGCCGTTGTCGAAGCGGCACCAGCACAGGGAGTCGTCAGCGAGCTTCCGGACCGGGTCGGCGTCGGCCAATGGGAGTCGTCGGATGAAGTCTGCGGTGAGGGTGACGCCGACGATGCGGATCGTCAGGAGCCGGCGCGGATCCTCGAGGACGACGCCGTCGCGGAGGTCGAGTCGGACGACGGTCCAGTCGCGCTCCTCGGCGGCGTCGAGGATGTCGCGCTGCCAGGCCCGGATCGCGTCAGCCACCGTGAGGCTCCGGGCGGGTCGCCGCTGTCAGTTGCTCGGCCCAGCCGTTGATCGCCTGCTCGGTCTCCGGCCAGAACCGGATATACCCTTCGGCGATCCTCACCTGCGCCGAGGCGGACGCCCTCGCCGCGATCGCCATGCCGGCGAGGACCAGGCCGACCGCGGTGCGGTCCTCGGGGTCGTAGCCGTTGGCGGCCGCGTACCGCCTTGCAATTGCGATGGCCGCCTGTTCGACCCGACCGTCAGTGCCCGGACCCGCTCGTCCTCGACACCAGTTCAAGCCGATGGAGCGGCGGAAGTCTGAGCGCCGGACTGAAACCCATCGCTCGATGGACACGACCACCTGGCCGGGCTGGCCGCAGATACGGCAGACGAGCGGTAGGTAGTCGTGGGCTTCTCCGGGCTCGTGCGACGACCCGCCGGCGTCCAAGGGTGTTCCCCGCACTGCGGGGTTGCGCGGAGTGGAGAGCGGCGGTCCTACGTCCGGAGCCTCCCCAGCAAAATCGCCGTCGTATCTCAGACCCATGACTGTTCCTCCTCGGGCTCGTCGACGAATGGTGGTGACCACGTCTCGGGCAGTTCGGGCTCGGCCTCGACCGCGCCATCAGCGGGGGGCTTCGGTGCCACGGCGGGGCGCTCGGCCGGTGGTGGAGGCGGAGGCGGCGCGTCGTCGCGCGTCTCCCATGCCTCGCGGTCCCGCTGGGTGTCGATGACCGGCCAGGCCCGCCCACTACCGTCGGGCCCCGGGGTCTCGACCCGGATCCGGCAGGCGATGCGATCGCGACATCGGTCGACCGCTTCCCACTCGTCGCCGATGGGCTCGACCCAGCGGACGAGCGAGAGCCGGACATCGGCGTCGTGCCCCTCGATCTCGCACAGGGCACAGGTCGCCTTCTCGCTCATGACCTCGACCTCGAGCCTGCCAGGATGGCCTCGGCCTCTCGTCGGTCACGTGCCTTGGTCTGCGACCAGATCGACTCCTCCTCGGCGATGCGACGCTTGTTGGCCTCCTGCGCGTCGCGGTCGGCGCCAATGACGGCCCGGAGCGGGTCCAGGTCGCCGGCGTTCGCGATCGCACTGACGGCGAACCAGGAGCCGTCGTCGCCCTTGCGCCGATGGCGATCGGCGATCTCGTCGAGCACCGTCCGCTGCTTGGCCGTGACGCGCCGGTAGCCGTGGTCGAGCAACGCCTGGACGTCGGCCCGCTCGGGCACCGCCGGCGAATCTCGATTCTTCGAACCTCTACCGTGAGGAGAGGATTCTCTCTCCGTCCTTGTCGCCGTCGCCGTCGTCGGGCGCGCGCGTGAGGAGACGCGTCTCGTGACAGCGTCACGTCGTACCGGTGACGCGTCACTGTGACGCGTCACACCGTCACCAACGGGGACCGGCAGGGGCGTCATCCCCGCTTCCTCGGGCGTGCGGCCGCCCTTCTTCTTGTTGCACGATCGGCACGCGGTGACGAGGTTCTCGAGCGTCGTCGGGCCGTTCGGGATCACGTGCTCGGCGATCAGCCAGTCGCGTTCGTAGTCCGCTCGGCCGCAGTACCGGCAGGTGTGCTGGTCGCGGGTGAAGACCGCCTGCCGGAGGCGCCACAGGGCGGTCCGCTTGGCGCCGGAGCTGACGGCGTCCTCGGTTGTCGATGACGTCGCCGAGCGCTGCTCTCGCAGAAAGTCATGGACGACCACGACCCCATGGCGGAGCTCGCCGTACCGGATCGCGCACTCCTCGCACAGGTCGGGGTCGGTCTCGAGGAGGCCCGCGGCGAGGTAATCCTTCACGTAGCGCCCGTGCCGACCCAGCACCTCTGTGAAGTGGAACTCGGAGCCGAAGACCCCCATCTCGCGCTGGACCTTGGCCTCGAGCATCGCGTAGACCCAACCGAGGCGGGCGCCGTCATCGGGGAGGCCAGCGATCTTCGGGTTCCGCCGGAAGCCGATCAGGAGCTTGATCCACGGTTCGCGAGCCACTACGCCGCTCCCGCGGCCCGGTGGCGGGCGCAGACACATCGGCGCCGGGGCTTCCGGCGGAGACGCTCGACGGCGTCGGCGATCCGGATCCGCGTGGTCGCCTCCCGGGGCCTCAGCCCGTGCGACTCCAGGAGCGCGATCTCACCGACGGCCGCTGCAGCTGGCCGGGTCGCCCAGAAGCGCTGCAGGCGCTCCTCCGCCGTCATCGGGCCCTCGCCAGCTGGGCGTGGCCGGCACAACGCTCAGCGGGCGTCCCGTCGGCCCTGTACGGCACGCCGGCGACGATCGGGGGCTGGTAGTCGGCGCTGTCCGCCTCGGGCCGGATCCGGCCGTCTGGATGGCGGTGGGCGATCGGACGCCGGATGCCCTGATGGCACCAGAAGTTCGGCAGGCCCTCGAGGTCCTCGTCGCGCTCCCGCTCGGGGCTGTCGGGCCGGAAGGCGCAGTCGATGCACCGCTTCGCCCGGGTGACGGGCTCGATCCCGGCCTCGAGGAGCGCGACCAGGGAAGCGGCTGGCGGGACCTGCTCGAGGTCGTAGATCGGGCTCCAGCACGTGCAGCCGGTCGGGCCGTCGTTGACGCTGCCCATGCAGCACCAGGCGTCGGCGGTGATGTCCTCGGCCGTCAGGAACGGCAAGGGACCGCCCCGGACGCACAGCATCATCCATTGCCCATCCGGCTCGACCCGCCACTCGTAGTCGGCCCGGAGTGGGATATCGGGCGGGAGCGGCACTAGCGCGACGGGCGTGTCGGCGATCGCCATTAGGCGGGCTCGCTCTCAGCGGTAGGAAGAACCGGGCCGACGCTCTCGAGCCGGATGATTGGCTCCGCGTGGTCGGCCGGGACGTCGACCGGCTTTGCGATGAGGTCCAGCGGGTCGAACAGCCAGTCGGGCACGTCGGCGACGAAGGCGACGCGGATCGCCCCGCTACCACGTGGCGTGGCCCCTCGAGCCTGCGTCAGCTTCGTCGCCGAGACGGTCCCGTACTTCCGCTCGAATTGGACGAAGAACTTGACCTTCGCCATCAGGAAGCCGCCGGCGCCGGCCGGGCGGGCGGGACCTCGCCGCCCTGATGAACGCATCCCGGGACGTGGTTGGAGCCGACGCAGACGAGCGGGAGCGGCTCAGTGAGCTCGTCGAGCTGGCCGGCGGTCTCCGTGGCCACCGCGGCGACCGATGGCGCCTCCACGACTAGGGCAGGCGCCCTCCAGACCCGCGCCTTCGTGTCGGCGACGAGGTCGGCGAGCATCACGTGGTGACGGGCCGCGATCGGGCGCCCAGGCGTGTAGTCGGGCGGAACGAGATCGACGATCGCCGGGTCCTGCCCCGGATAGACGATCGCGATGACCACGTACTCGCGATGCCCGCCAATGACGACCGGGTCCTGGAGGCGGACGTCCTTCCCGAGGCGCTTCCGGTCCGGCTTCACGGCCGCGGGCTTCGGCGCCTCCTCACCGCGTCCATGGGCGAGGAGCCACGCGGCGATCGCCGCCCGCACGCCGGGCCCGCCGGCGAACCCGCCCACGAAGTCCACGATCGCCTTGGACTGGATCCCGGCGAGATCCTCGTCGGGGATCCCCTCGAGGAGGGTCCAGGGCGCGTCGTCGAGGTCGAGCAGGCCCGCGGTCTCGCCCTGGAGGTACTCGTCGGCGAGCTCCTGGTCGATCTCGCCCTCGAGGAGCGCGTACAGCGTCAGACGGCGCGCCAGCGGCGTCGGTGGCTGTTCGGCCAGGATGTCCACGATCCCCGCCCGGAGGCGCCCTGCGGCCGCCTGCTCGGCCTCACGGGCGACGCGGCGCTCCTCGTTGCCCTTGGCCACGTCGGCCTTCCACTGCGCGTCGAGCGCGGCCTTCCGGGCCGCCTTGTGGTCGCTCGAGTTGCACGCTGGGTGGAGGGTGACGTGGCCGTTGTCGTTGTACGGGATCGCCAGCCGCCAGACGCCGGCGCAGCCGCACGAGCCGGCCTGGGCAATGACGTCGACGCCGCCCCCGTTGGTCACCTTCCAGCCGTCGGCGGTCAGGGCCTTCTTGACCTCGTCGCCGGTGTAGAAGTCCTCGACGCAGATCGTCGACGCGTCCCGCTGGGCGACCTTGTCGAGCATCGCGATCGCTTCGGCGGCTCGCTTGGCGACACCGGCCTCGTGCTCGCGGATCCGCTTCCCGCTCTCCTTGACGTGCTGCGCCTGCTGCTCCGTCGCCTTCGCCGACAGACCGCGCTCGACGACCGTCTCGAGCAGGCCTGCCTGCAGGTCGACGTCGACAGCGGCGATCGCCCGGGCGTGGGTGGCGCTCAGGCTGCCGGCCCGGACGGCCTCTTGGACGACGGGCGCCGTCTCGAGCAGGCGAAGCGTGTTGGTGACCCAGGACCGATCCTTCTGGACGAGCTTGGCGATGTCCGCGTGGGTCATCGAGGGCCGCGCGGCCGCGATCGCCGACATCGCCTTGGCGATGTCGAGCGGATTCAGGTCGGCGCGCTGGACGTTCTCGACCAGCTGGACGACAGAGCGGCCGATGCCGGTCTCGCCGAGCTCGAGGCGAGGATCGACGATCGCCCGGATCTTGGTCTCGCCGGCGAGCGTGGCCGCTGCGAGCCGCCGATGGCCGGCGAGAACGCGGTACCCGGTTGGCTTCTCGTCGAGCCCTGCGCCGTAGAGGGCGGTGACGGTGATCGGCTCGAGGAGCCCGTGATCGCGGATCGATCCGGCCATCTCGGCGATCTGACCGACATCTTCGCGGACGTTGGTCGCGACCTCGATCTGATCAATCGGGATCTCGCGCAGCTGTCCCATCGGCCCGGCGAGCCCAAAGGCGATCTCGGGCTCCTCTTCGGCCTCGCCACGCTCGACTGCGCGCTGGAGCTCGACCGGAATCCCGAGATCCTCAAGCTCGTCGTCGGTCGGGCCGGCCTCAACCTCGGCGTCTGGGTGAGCCATGGCGAGGTGCCCGTTCAGGCTACCGGCCGTCATGGCCGAGTAGGTGCAGTGCGGGCATCGGTGCTTGCCCGGCTTCCCCTTGAGGGTTTCCTGGGAAACGTCGACCGCCATGTCACCGGCTCCAGGGGCAGTCGCGGGTCAGGTGGAACGAGGCGCTGCCCTGTGCCGGCGCGGCCACGCGAACACCGAGCCGCGGAAGGTGGTCCGCGGAGTGCGTGACCACGTCCAAGTTGACCTCCTGCCAGTACTTGTCGCCCTCGCCCATGTCGTCGACGTGGGCCACCGTGGCTCCCTGGCACGATCCGGACAGCTCCTCACCGTCGCTGGACGTCGGCGTGAAGTAGTGGCCGGCGCGCATGAGCACGATCTCGGCCTGCTCGGCGTAGGCAGCGGCCGCCCGCTCCTCGCCCTTGCGTCCTGCATCCATTCAGAGCTCTCCTCCGTGATCGGCGACCATCGATCGCCATGCTTGGGTGAATGCGTCGGCGCCCATCGAGCGGGCCGCGACGGCGATGGATTGGGCCGCGGCCGCGCTGACGTTGTCGCGGGCTCCGGGGCCGAAGGCGAGGTCGAGTCCGGGCCCGATCACGCCCTTGAGCGGGGCGAAGATCTCGACAAGGGCCTCGTGCTGGATCTCCGTCTTCGGGCCCGTCATCGACGACGTCGCCACGCCCTCGCGGAGCCGCTCGAGCAGGCTCGGCGCTTCGCCGGCGGTGGCGAGGATCGCGTCGTCGATGAGCTCCTCGACCGGTGTCGGCGCGCGGAAGTCGGACGTCGCCGGAGGTGGCGTGACCGGGATCGGTGGTCGGCCCGGGCCCAGGAGCGGCTGAGCGAGTCCGGCCTGGAGCAGTGCGGCCTGCTGGCCGCCCTCGAGCAGACCGGCGAAGCCGCCGGGGACGCGGATCGCAAGGACGTTGAATTCCTTCTTGCCCTGGCCGGGCCGCTTCTTCGATCGCGGATCGATCCATAGCTCGGCCGGGACCGTGCGGCCCGTGCCCAGGGCGGTTGCGACGAGCAGCTCCGCCGTTCCGGCGAGCTCGATCGCGGCGTAGAAGGAGTGCGAGACGGCGAGCCAGATCCCGAGGTCGGGGAGGCGCGGCAGGATGACGGGCAGCCGGGTCGTCGGCTTGCAGGCCTGTCCCTTGCCGGCGAGCTCGACGCGTGTCGCGACGTCGTCGGGGCACAGGCAGGGCTTCCGCGTCAGCTGCTCCGTAACACCGTCGCAGCGCCGCTTGCAGCCGCCGCCGGCGTAGAGCTCCATCCACTGGCTGATCGGGTTGCCGGGCGGGATGACGATGTCCAGGGTGTCGGTGGCGGTCGTGAGCTGCCAGGCGTCGCCGTCGGGCGCGTCTGGCCAGGCCTCGACCGTCCCGCCGTAGATTTCCGCGGCCGCCTCGAGCAGGTCCCGGCGCGACTTCACCGCCGTCATCCGGAAGGTCGCCAGGCGGGCCGGGCGCTTGAACGTCTTGCCGTCCTTGGTGCCCTCGACCTGCTCGCCGGTCCGGATCCGCCCGAGCTCCCGGAATTGGCGCTGCATCACGATCGGTGAGATCGGCATCCAGGCGACCTACTTCATCGCGATCAGGCGGTCGAAGAGGGCGAAGCCCTCGGCGATCGCCTGATCGCGCAATGCCGACTCCGCCGACCACGCCGCCGACCACGCCGCCGACCGCGCCGCCGACTCCGCCGACCGCGCCGCCGACCGCGCCGCCGACCGCGCCGCCGACTCCGCCGCCGACTCCGCCGACCGCGCCGCCGACCGCGCCGCCGACCGCGCCGCCGACTCCGCCGACCGCGCCGCCGACTCCGCCGACCGCGCCGCCGACTCCGCCGACCGCGCCGCCGACTCCGCCGACCGCGCCGCCGACCGCGCCGTGGCCTCGTCGACAACCTCGCTGCAAGCAGCGAGGTTGTCCGCCTCGGCCGTCAGCCCGGCCGCTCGAAGGGCGATCGGGGCGAAGATCCTGATCCCCGCGTCGGCGGCCATGAAGGCCCGCCGACGCTCCAGCTCGAGGTCATCGGTGGCGGTGCCGACGAGCTTCGCAACGTAGGGCACGAGGCGCTGGCGCTCAGCCTCCGGGAGGCCGTCGTTGAAGGCCCTCCCGTAGCTCGCGAGCACACCGCTCACGCATCCCGGTTGATCGGTGTGTGGCTCGCCCGCAAACCATGCAACCGCCTCGAGCAGGCACACCCCGTCCGAGCGCCTCGAGTGAGAGCCGGAGAGCAGCTTCAAGGTCGAGAGGTCCGGCTTGGTCTCGACGGCCTTCGTTGCGCACATTCAGGCGACCTCCTTCGATTCGATGACGGGGGAGAGGTCCTCGAGCAAGACCGTGGCGGCGTGCTCGTGGAGGTAGCGATAGACCTCGATCGCGTACAGGAAGGTGTTGAACGGGACGTCGTCGATCCGGACGAAGCGGAAGCGATAGCCCTTGGCCGCGATCTGGAGCACGGCGCCTGCCATGACGAACGGCATCGGGTGCTCGGTGACCTTGTCGGCGCCGCCGATGAACTCGCCCCGGGCGTAGGCGCTCAGCTGGACGGACACCTCGGAGCGGATCGCGCCCGACTTGTAGTCCGTCAGGATCGAGGGCTTCGCCGCCGGGTCGAGAGCAGCCAGCCAGGAGGGCACGCGGCTGCCGCGGGCGACGATCCTCGCGACCAGCCGCTCGGCCCGGATCCGCATGACGGCGTCGAGGGTGCCGGCGTAGCCCTGGGTCCGGTTGAACACCGTGGCCTCGGTCGCGAGAAACTCGGGCTCGAAGTCGGCCAGGAAGGCACGGAAGGCCGCCTCGTGCCCCGACAGATGCGCGGGCCAAGGAACGAGCGGGCCGCCCGCCTGGAGGGCCCCTGACGCGCTCAGGGCCTCGCGGAGCACAAGCCGCTCCGCCTCGTCGTGGACCTCCGTCCCGACCGCGGCGGCGGCGTCGCGGTGGCGGTCGGCAGCTCCCTTGAGCCAGCGCAGCGCGAGCTGGCGTTCGGTCTGCTTGTGGAGCTTGATCGACCGGAGCTCACCGCGGGCCTGGCGCTCGGCGACGTCGGCGTAGCCCGCGCGGGCCAGACGGTGGACGATCGCGATCGCCCGACTGTAGGGACCGCGGGCGAGGATCTCGGCGAGGGCGAGCTCGGACGCCATCTTGGCGTAGTGGGCGTGGAGGTACTTGGGGATCGCGCTGGCCAGCTCGGTGACGCTCCAGAACGACTCGCCCTTCCACGGATAGAAGCGCCGGCCGTCGTCGGTGTTCCGGGCGAGCGCCGGGTTGCCCATCAGGCCGAGTCCGTCTGCCGGCGGGCGGCTGCCCGGGCCTTGTCGGCGATGTCGCGGAGCGACGTCCGGACGTCGTATAGCTCGCGGATTGCGTTGAGCGTGCCAGCGCGCGGATTGCGGTCAGCGAGGCCGCGGAGGTCCTCGATGACCAGGTCGACGACGGCCGCGGCCGCGGTGAGGGATTCGGCGGCGTTGGAGAAGACGCGGGCTGCGTCCGGTTGGGCGGGCTCCCACGGGAGGCGGGCGCCGGTCCGGATCGGGGCGTCGTTGGGGGCTGCGGCCATGGTGACGGGGCCTCGGGTCTCAGCGGGATTGGCCCGGGCCGGCCCGCTAGCAGACCGGACCCGGGCGCCAAACAAAAGGGGGTCCTAGGGAGGGGTGAGATCCCGGCCGCCGTGGACACGCACGGCGGCCGGGCCAGGTGAGGTCGCCTGGTCAAGGTCAGGCGCCTCGCGCTGGGCGTCCCCGTCTCGGCGCTCAGACCTGCCCCCAAGCAGTCCGGCCAAGTCGGGACGCCCAGCGCGGGGGGCCGGACGGAAGATGCTGCGAATCCGCGAGATCGCGATCCGGACCTCGGCTAGGCGGGCGTCAGTGATCGTGTTGACGAGGCTGTCGTCGTGACGATGGGTCCGGTTGTAGGCGAGCTCAAAGCGCAGGGCGCGGATCTCCCTCGCCGCCCGCTGACGGACGAGGGCCATACCGTCGTCGTGCTCGCGGCGGGCGATGACTCCCGGCCAGGGCCAGCCGGTCCGCGGGTTGATGTACCAATCGGAAGGCGTGATGTCGGTCGTCACGACGACGTCGGTCGCCGTCACCAGGCGAGCTGATCGAGCATGTGGCGCCCGAGGCGCCCGGTGGGCACCGCTGCACCGCAGATCTGGCAGGTGACTTCGGCGCTCATCCGCCGTAGGCCTCACGGAGCTCGGGCTCGGTCCAGCCCGGCGCCTGGGTGTGTCCGTGACCATCGCCCGCTTGCGGCAGGCCCGAGACGATCGCCGCGGCCGTCTGCGGGTCGTCGAGGACGATGGTCACGGCCGGCACGAGGATCCCGGCCGCGTTCGGACTCCAGTGGCCGACGAGCTCGTCTGCCGTCAGCGAATCGCCGGTCGTGACGTCAACGGCGGCCTGGCACCGTGAACACAGGTCGTCCTCGACCCACCAGCAGCCGCCCGGGCAGGTCGAGAAGTTGGTGCAACCGCATTCGCGACAGACCTGGGTCATGACCCGGTCTCGATCGCATCACGGAGGGCGAGGTAGGCAGCGGCCGGCGTCTCGGCCGTCTCGGTGATGAAGCCGCCCGAGCGGTGATCCGCGATCGCCGTCCAGCCCTCGTCGCCGGCGTTGAGCGCCGTCAGCGTCCAGCCGTCGCCGAGGTTCTCCGTGAACTCGGGGCGCCTGTGCTCGAGGACCGCCGTGGCCGCGAGGAACAGGGAAACGAGGGTCGCGAGGACCAGGTAGGCCTCGAACGGAGTCATCAGCGGTACCGAAGTGACTGTCGGAACCGGGCGCAGATGAAGGCGTCGGTGGGGATGACCGCGTACGGGTCGAGGCCGAACTTTCGCGCCTCCGCGACGAGGGAGCATGCGAGCAGTCCGCTCCTGGCGAACGTCTCCTGGCTGGTCGCGGCTTGAGCGAGGCTGGCGCCGGAGAAGGCCGCGGCCGCGAGGACGACGATGATGGTCAGTCGGCGAATCCGGGCACTCATAGCGCCACCGCCGGTCGATCCTTCCGGTGGATGTCGAACTCGACGAGCCAATCGCGCACGACGCCGCGGCTCACCTCGAGGGCGTCAGCGATCTCCTCCTGCGTGTGCCGGCGCCCGATGTAAAGCTCTCGGAGCAATTCGGGCACGTCGCGGCCGGTGCGGGCGAACACCGCTTCTCGGGCGTAATCCTTGACCTTGCGTTCCACCACCGTAATCTGCCATTTCTGGCGGGATACGTCAATAGGTTACCAATGGCCCAACCGTGGCCTGACCAATCGAATACGCGCTGGTCGACCGATCCGCTCTTCCCTAGCCTCGTGGACGTGCCGCGAATCGACCAAGCCGAACGCGCCTACGCGATCAATCTCGGGGCATTGATCGCCCGCGAGCGCCTGGAGCAGGACGTTTCTCAGGAAGAGCTCGCCGAGGCCGCCGGTGTCAGCATCACGACGATGGGTCGCTGGGAGCGGGGGATCAACGCGCCCCGTTCCTACCAGCTGGCCCGCATCGCCAACCGACTCACGACACCTGCCGCCCGCTTCTTCGATCCGCCGGACTCTATGAGCGATTTGGATCGTCAGATCGTCGAGGCCGTCGAGGAAGGGCGTCGGTTGGCGTATCGACCGCGGCGGCGGGCAACGAAGCGAGGCGGCGGCGGGCCTTCCGAACGGCCCTCTCGACCTCCGAAGTCAGGTCCCTGAGAATCCCCTCGCGGGTCGTTGCCACGGCCACGTTCGTCCCCTCGTCCGCGCGACCGACCCTGGCAGAAGGTCGATCGACTTGGCAGCATCGGCCACGCCGGCGAGGCGGTCAACTAGGGCAAACACTGAAGGACGTCATCAGCGGTGGTTGGCTGCACCGCTTGCTGCAAGCAACGGTCTGGGCGCGCGTTGCACCGAGGTCTAGGATGAGCGGCCCGGAACGTCCGGGACTACGCAAATGGAGGAGTCGATGCCACGCGAACGACCCCAGGTCATCGTCGTCAAGAAGGGCGGCGGTCACGGATGCGTGATCTCGGTGATCCTGCTGGTCATCGCCTGGCCGCTGGCGATCCTCTACTGGCTCGCCCGGATGATCAAGTGGCTGATCTGGACCGCGATCGACTGGCTGACTGCGGGTCCGCTCCGGCGCCGCCGTGGCTGAGCTCGTCACCTGCTCGTGCGGCGCGATCGTGCCCGAGGCCGAGCTCGAGGAGCACATGGCCGGCCACGGCGTCGAGGCCGACTCGTATGCCGGCGCGAAGGTCCGCCAATTCCTCGAGGAGCACCGCAACGATCCGCCGGCGGGCGATCCCGACGCTGACGACAGAGACGCCGAAAGCCCGCCCCCCGGCCGGTAGGCCAGGGGGCGGGCTTCATATGTTTCTCAGGGAACATCGAGCCTACAGGAACGACGTCTCGACGAACTCAACTGAGGAGAAGACGGTCAGCCCGGCTCGGCCCGTGATGACCTTGATCGCGATCCCGTTGGCGATCCCGGCCGGGATGATGATCGGCTTCGAGTTCGGGTGCATCACCCACTCCATGCTCGGGATCTCGACCAACCCTCCGACCGGGGCGGTCTGGATCGGCCACATGCCGCGGACCGCGATCAGTGACCCCTCGACCCCCTTGACCGTCGGGAGTGTCATGGCGGTTGCGCCGGCCGCAGCGTCTCCGTTCTCGAGCTTCTGCGGCGTGATGACCCCCCCGCCTGTGCCGGCCGTGGTGAGCCGGTAGATCCCGATCGACAGGAGCGCGGCCGCGGTGATCAGCGCGCCCTGCTCCACGCGAATCCGACGGATCCGGACGTTCAGTGAGGCCCCGGCCATGATCTGGAGCAAGTGATCGGCCGACGTCGCCGCGCTGAGCGCGGTGATCCCGTCGACCGTGTACGACGCGAGAGGGAACTCGCCCGGCAGGCTGAAGTCATCCTCGACGTTGTTCGCGCCGATCGTCCGCTGCCAGGTGTGGACCTTCTTCCCCGACCCCTCCGTGACCTGGATGATGCTCTCAGGCACGGTCGGTCTCCTGCCCGCAGGCGACGATGCACCCGGGGTGACAGCCGTGGAGCTCGATCGCGGTGTCGACCTGGGGGCAGATCATGTCGTGGCCTCGGTTCGTCAGGCCGGGGTCTCGGCTCGAGAGGCCGCGACCGCAATCGGGGCAATCCGTCGGGCCCACGCGACGGCTCCCCGTCACCTTGATCGACTTGCCGTGCTCGTCCTTCGCGTGCCGCTTGCCGTCGGGGTCGTCGGGATCGAGGCGGAAATACGGCTCGTCGACCTCGATCGCGCCGGCGGCGTGGACCACGTGGGGCGTCCCGTCGGGCTCGACGAACGCGGCCACGATGACGTCCAGGACGTGGTCGGCCAGGCCATCGGCGAGGTCGTTGTCGCCGGCGGTGCAGCCCGTCGCGGGCGGCTCGGCCAGGCGGTGCTCGGCGATCACCGCGGCGAGATACCGACGCATGTGGCCGGCGAAGGTCGGATCCATGGGGCTCCTCATGAGCGAGTCGGACGGGTGAGCCGACGAATGAGGCGGGAGGCGGATGGCCGAAGGCCGCCGTACTGGACCGTCCAGGTCTCCCGGCTGGCCTTCAGGAAACGCTTCGTCAGGCCGTAGATCCGGTAGGTCCCGGTCGCGTTCGCCTGGGCGTCGGTGATCGTCAGGAGGGACCCGACGCGGACGCCGGCGGTGGGGGCCCAGGCGGTGAGACCGAACGACCCGCGCTGGGCGATGACGTACTGGTTGAGGTACGCGCTCTGGGCGTCGTCGAGCTTCGCGGCCGTGTCGATCGTGGAGTCATTGATGTAGGCGACGCGCCCGGGCTTGCCGGAGCCGTCGCCGAGGTATCCGCTCCCGGCCGCATTGGCGCCCTTGACGTACACGCCTCGCACGATCTGGGTCGCGTCCGTCTCGTGCTCGAGGCCGTCGGCGGCGTTGGCCCCGGCAATCGTGTCGACCACGTTCAGGGTGGTGAAGTCGATCGCCCAGGCGGAGCCAGCACTGTCCTTCATCGCCCGGAGACCGCGATAGAAGTCGACCGTCGCCTGGAGGCTGGTCGGGACCGGGTTGAACTTGCCCGAGCTGACCGCGCCGCTGACCAGGCGGAGCGCCTCTCGGAGCGAGGTTCCGGCCGGGATCAGGAGGTCGTAGGCGAAGATCCCGGTGATGTTGCCGGCGATCGGACCAGCCTGGCGACTCGATGTCCCCACGGGCGCCATGAACGCCCGCAGCGGGCCCGTTCCTTCGGAGGCGGCAACACACGATTGGACCATTGCGGCGACCTCAGTCGTGGCCGGGATGACCAGGTCGGCAATGAGGACGGCCCAATCGAGGATGACCTCGAAGCCGACGCAGCTGATCGTCGTGCGCCGGCCCTGTCCGCTGGGCAGGGGACTGGTCGCCCAGTTCGACACGAAGCCGCCGAACAGCGGCACGTCGTTGGTGATGTCCCAGTACGAGACCTCGTCACCATCGCGCGGGACCGGCCCGGCCGCGAGGGGGTCGACCAGGTCGAAGCTCATCGTGCTGACGCCGCCTGGGCCCTGCTCGTCGAGGTCGATCGATCCGACCGGGACGTGGTACCCGTTGCCACCGAACCCGACCTGGCCGTTCACGTCGACCCCGGCGATCGTCAGCATCTTGACGCGGGCCGTCCGGTCGGTCATCTGGGTGGCCACGAGCGCCGACGTCACCATCAGGGCCGGCCGATCGTCGGCGCCTGGTTGGCGAGGTCGTAATACTCGACCCGCTCGAGCGCGCCGTGGACCTGCCGTCCGCCCAGGAAGACCTGGATGATCGGGGCAACCGTGCCGACGTCGTCACCGCGCTGACGAGCCGCGGCACCGCCATCGGGGAGGACGTACCCGCGCCCGCTGGGGAGCATGTAGCTCTCGGAGCTGCCGTTCTCAGCGAAGGAGAAGAGGCCACCCGGGAGGGTTGGCCCGCCTCGATGTCGCGCCACGCTCGCCGAGCCACCTCCCGCCGTCGTCCCGGTGTATTTGCCCTTCACCTTGCCCGGGGAGCTCGTCACCTTCAGCAGGGCGAGCACGGCCGCGGTGACGTCACTGATCCCGTCAACGACGTCGGCGACGAAGCCGGCGACATTGCCGAGGACGGTCATGAACCCGCCGAGGAGCTCGCCGGCGGCCTTGAGCGCGATCGCGAGCGGGCCCTTCCCGTTGCCCCACAGGGTCCCGACCAGGTCGCCCAGGGCCGGGACCAGGCCGCGCTGCTTCTCGCCCCCGAAGAGGGCCTTGACGACGCTCCCGAACGCGGGGATCAGCTTCTCGAGGATCGGGCCGACGACGCCCATGATCGAGTCGATCACGCCGCCCTTCTTGGTCAGGGTCGTGATGAACGCCTGGACCTTCGGGACGACGTAGGTGAAGATCTGGCGCCCGAGGGTCATCGCCGTCGCGATCAGGCCGGGCCCGCCCTTGCCGCCGGCGAGGGCGCCGACCACCTTCCCGACGACCGAGATCAGGGTCGAGAGGACCCCGCTCGCGAAGTCGCCGATCTGGCGGATGAGGGGCTGGTTCTTGGCGACCCAGTCCTGGACGCCCGGGATGAGCTTGTCGGTGATGAAGCCCGCGACGACCTCGACCCCGGTCGCGAGGAGCGGCAGGACCGTGGTGGCCACCGGGATGATCGCGTTCCCGATCTTGGCCATCGCGTTGTCGACGACGGCCGCCAGGATCCGCTGCTGGTTGGCCATGCCGCCCGAGGTCCGGGCGAAGTCGCCCTGGGCGAGGGTGGTGTCCTTGAGGATCAGCGAGTAGGCGGCCTGGGCCTTGGCCGCGGCCGGCAGCGTCTCCTTGGTGTTCTTCACCAGGCCGAGCCGGAGGGCCTCCTGGCGGAGGCGGGCATCGGTGAGGTTGATGCCGAATTTGCGGAGCGGCTCGGTCTCGCCGACGAGCCCGGCGCGAAGGGCCTCGAGGACATCCTCGGGGCTGGCGTTGTTGAACGAGGCCAGGTCCGACGCGAGACCGACGATGCTCTTCGACATCTTGGTCCCGACCGGGGCCGCGATCTTCATCGCCGAGAAGAGGTTGCCGAAGGTCCCGGCCGCCTCCAGCGCCTGCTGCTGGCTGATGCCCAGGGCCCGGGCCGAGGTCTTCGACCAGTCGACGATCGACGTCGCGTTCTTGCCGAACACGACGTTGACCTTGGACATCGATTCGCCGAGGTCGGACGCCTTCTGGGTCGCCTTGAACAGGCCGGCGCCGACGGCGGCCAGGCCGATGCCGCCGAGGATGACTGCGTTCTTGGCCAGGTTGGCCACGGCGCCGGCGGCCGACTTCAGCCCGCCGGCGAGCTTGCCGGCGGCGCCATGGAGCTTGCCGAGGGACCCGTGGAGGCGGTTGACTTCGCCGCTCGCGAGGTTTTTGGCGGCGAAAATCAGCTGAAGGCGGCTGTCAACCGTTCCCATCAGCCGACCGCTCGCAGCAGCGTGGCCCCGGAGAGGTACGTGGCCGCCGCCGCCAACCGATCCGGATCATCCGCGAGGAGGCCCAAGGCTCGATTGCAGTCGCCACACAGAAGGCCTCTGACCCGGCCGGTCGCGTGATCGTGGTCGACCGACAACGCGCGGACCTTTCCGGTCCGGCGGTCGACGCTCGTCTCCTCTCGGCGGCAGATCGCGCACGTGCCGCCCTGGGCGGCGAGCATCCGGGCGTAGGCCTCGGGCGCCAGGCCGTAGCGCCTCGCGCGCCGCTCAGGCCAGAGGGCCTGAGCACGGTCGCGTGAGCTGCCACGACGCGGTTCCGGATCCGCCGCATAGCGGGCCCGAGCCTGGGCGTTGACCAGCGGCCGATTCGCCTCCCGCCAAGCGTCCGCGGCGACGCGATGGCGAGCTCGATGTCGGGTCCGGTAGCCCCGGAATCGCTCCGGGTTTGAGATCCGGGCGGCCTTCAGCCGGGCCGAGATCGCTTCGCGGTTGGCCGCGTAATAGGCACGAGCCCTGGCGGCTCGAGCCAGCCGGCTGTCGACCGTTCCCATGGGGCTACCTCCGGACGACGACGGCTGGCTCTCGGGGCAGGTAGCCCATCAGGCGGACGGTTTCCATGAACGTGTCGGTTGGCACGTCGTCGAGCAGCGGGTCCCAGGGGAACCGGCCGAACTCGCGGGCGACGAGGAAGCGGACGGCCTTCCAGGGCAGCGGGATCTGGCCGGCGTTGCCGACCCCGGCCCTGCGTCGAACGAGGGCCTCCGCTACCGAGGGGGGAGCTTCCCGACCTCCTCGCTCAGGCCCTCGACGAGGAGCGTCACCGCGTCGGGCGGGTCGACGTCGGCGAGAGCGGTCGCGAGCTCGCCGGTCTCGTCGGGGAAGTTGTGCTCGAGCACGATCCGGTCGAGCGCCGGCAGGACCCGGTCGATGTCGCCGGAATTGAGGTCCTGGAAGACCCGGAGCGGGAAGTCGGCGCGACACTCGGCCACCCACTCCTCGAACGGCGCCTTGAGCTTGACGGTCACGGTTCGGGCGGCGTAGCCGTCGGGGCGACGGGCAGCCTTGCGCGCGGACGCACGGGGACGACGACGAACGGGCATGATGGCCTCCAAGGTGGGTGCCGGGGCGACGCCTTGGATCGCCGCCCCGGCATGAAGAGGGCCCACGGGTCGCCTCGAGGAGGCGATGCGTGGGCCCGACGACGACGGCTGGCCCTACGGCAGGGCGGCGATCGAGCAGACAGTGATGAGGCTCTGGAGCGACTTCGCCGTGGTGACGTCGTTGGCGAGCTTGCCGCTGACCTTCACGAGGTTGACCCCGTCCTGCTCGCCGCCGAGCGGCTCGACGTCGTCGTAGAAGGCGGGGAAGTCGAAGCCCGCCTGGTAGTTGCTCGCGCCGAGCACCGGCCCGGTCGCCCGGAGCCGAAGGAAGGACAGGGTCGGCGGGTTGGCCTTGTACTTGTCGTAGAACTCGGTGATCACGCCGGCGGTGTTGTCGACCGTCAAGGCGATCTGGCCGCTGATGTCGAGCGACTCCTGGTGCTGGCCGAAGTAGAGGTTGCCGTCGGCGTAATCCTGGGCGGTGAGCCCGGTGTTGACGGTCATCTCCCAGTCGCGGAGGAGGTTGGCCTGGACCGCGGCGCCAGTGAGGCCGGCGGCGGTGGCCGCGAACTTCAGGGTCCACAGCGAGCCCGGGATCTTGATCGCCTGGTTCGCCGCCGGGACCGCGGCCGCGGCCTTGATCGCCCGCTGCGCGAAGCCGTTGACCTCGATCGAGGTCAGCCCGCCGGCGGAGCCGGCCAGCTTGATCGACTGCCACATGACGTACTGCAGGCGCCAGTTCTGGACGTCGTCGCCGACGTCGAGGGTGAACGACTTCGGCGCGTTCGACACCGTCATCAACGGGTCCTGGGTCCAGGTCTTGTCGGCGCCGGCGCCGACACCGAGCGCCGTCCCGTTGAGGGCCGCGAAGAAGATCGGCAAGATGTCGTAGGGGACGCCGTTGGTCGAGGCGAACTTCACCGCGACCATCTCGCGCGTCTGGGTCGCATGCTGGACCCTCGTCCGCTGGCCGCGGTTCTCGCCCTCGTGGAACTCGAGACCGAGGTCCTCCTTGAACGAGCCCTCGTAGTCGCCGTACAGCTGGCGCGTCGGCGCCACCGGCGTCCCGCGCACCGCCTCGGCCGCGATGTTGATCCGTGAGAACAGTCTTACCCCAGCAATGGCACCTTGCCGTCCTTTCTATATGCTTGGGCGGCCGTGCCCGGTATCACGAGGAGGAGATGAAAGCGAACCAGTGGACCCCGCTCGCTGATCGTTTCTGGCCCCGAGTGGCGCCAGTCGACGCGAACGGCTGTGAGGTCTGGACCGGGCCCGTCTACAGGCACGGCGGGTACGGACGGCTGCACCTGAAGGGGCGCCAGGTCAAGGCGCATCGGGTGGCATTCGAGCTCACTGACGGTCCGATCCCGCCGGGCTTGGATGTGCTGCACACCTGCGACAACCCGCCCTGCTGCCGCCGGCTGCACCTCTACCTCGGGACCGACGTCGACAACTCTCGCGACCGCGAGACTCGAGGCCGTGGGAACCACAACGGACCTCGGGTCGGCCGCCATGGTCGCCACGCTCGAGGCGACGGCCACGGCGCGCGACTCCATCCGGAGGCGGTCCGGCGAGGCGAGCAAGCGACGGGTGCTCGCCTCACGGCCGCCGAGGTCATCGAGATTCGTCGTCGACGCGGCACCGGCGAACTGCTCCGGGTCATCGCCGCCGACTACCCGATCGCCCTCGTCAACATCGCCAAGGCCGCCTGCGGTGACACGTGGTCACACCTGCCCGGCGCCGTGCCGCGATCGGGCATCGCCGCCGGCGATCGCCACTACCGGCGTCAGACCGGCTGAGCCTTCGTCGAGCTGGCCGGCTTGGCCGGGCGGGGGCGGACGCGGACGACGATGCCCGACTCGAGCAGGGCAGCGACCTCCTCGAGCGGCAGGTCGATCCCGTCGGCCGGGATCCCCGGGACGTACTCGGTCGGGCCGAGCTTCGGCGAGGGCTTGACGCGGACAGTCGGAGCCGCCGCGGCGACGCGCTTTGTGGCCATTGGAGCTCCTACGAAACGGGGCTGATGCCGTCGGTCGTGGTGACCGCGACGTACAACGTGATGCCGTGGAGGGTCTCGGTGCCGATCACGAGCTGGCCCGTGGTGTAGCGGGCGATCCAGGCGAGGGCGACCAGGCCGCCGAGCTGGGCGCCGGCGATGATCAGCTGGTCGAGGACGACCCGGAGCCACTTCGCCGTGGCCTCGGCCTGGCGCGGCGGATCGGCCATGGACTCGAGGTAGATGTCGATCGTGAACAGGTGGACCCCGGCCCGCTCCTGGCCGCCGAAGGTGAGCGAGCCCTCGTCGGGCGGGTTGACGATCACCATGGGGAGCTGCGCGGCGCCCGGCGGGCCGTAGGCGAAGGAGCCCTGGATGTTCGTGTAGCCCAGCGGGGGCACGACCTCGGCGGGCGCGAACCGGGCCGCCAGGCCGTTGACGATCGCGTCGACGTCGATCATCGGCGGCGGCTCCGTGCTTCGATGTTGCCGGCCATCCGGTTGAGCGTGCTGAACCCGGCCTTCCGGGTGAGCGGCTCGATCCGCGCGCCGATGTCGGCGGCGGCCCGGTCCCAGAAATCGTTCCCGCTCGTGCCCGGGTGGCGGACGGTGGTGAGGAAGTGCCCTCGGGCGCCGGGGACGAACAGCCGGTGGCCCGGGCGGGCGGTGATGAAGTGCGGCCGGGCGCCGGTCCGGATGATGTTTCCGATGGGACCGACCCGGACCCGGGCGGTCGAATCGATCCCGGCCCGCTTGAATGCTCGGCTCACGCTCCGGCGGAAGGTCCCGTGGGCCTTGCCGTCGCGGCGCTGCCACTGGGAGGGGCGTCCGCGACCCACGGGGGCGTTGGCCCGGACGGCGGCGCGGAAGGCGATGGAGCTCTCGCCGATCCAATCCTCGACCGCCGGTCCCATGGCGTCCTCGAGGCCCGCGGCGGACAGCTCAGCGAGGACGGCGTTGATGTCGACCAGCGTGGCCTGGAAGCTGGCCTTGGGCGCGGCCATCAGATGATCTCGATCGACTTGACCGTGTAGCGGCCGAGGAGGTGGTAGTCGCGACCGTCGAGGACGCTCCGGATCGCGGCCCCGAAATCGGCGTCGCCCTGGCGGTTCTTCTCGCCGCTGAGCCGGGACTGCCAGCCCTCGACGACGAGCTTCTCGGCGAGCCCGACGATCTCGTCCGGCTCCCGGGCCCAGCCGAGGGTGCCGCCGGCGGGACCGCTGATCCGGATGTTGGCGAAGCCGGGCGAGAAGAACGGCGTCGCGTTGCCCGCCGAGGGGACGTCGGTCATCCAGAGCTCGGTCGCGGGCCAGCCCGGATCCCGCTCCTGGGCGGTCGGGCGGAGGAAGTAGTCGGTCGGTGGGACGACGTTGAACGCGCTCCCGGTCGTGGTCGCAACCTCGAGCGTCGTGATCGCCCGGATCCCCTGGTTGATGACCAGGAGGGATCCGCGCTCGAGCGCGTCGTAGCCGTCGAAGAGGAAGGGTCCGCCGCTCGCGACCGGGGCGAGGATCCGGCTGGTCTTCGACTCGATCCAGGCGTTGACGAAATCGCAGAACCGCTGCAGCCGGACATCGTCGGTGGCGTTGGTGATGGCGAGCCGGGTCTTGACGTTGGCCACGTCCGCGTAGGTCCCGATGGCGGTCGAGTTGCTGTCGCCGACCTGGAAGGGCACCGACCAGTCGGAGATCCGTGTCGCGCCGACATTCTCGAAGCGCGTCCGGTACCAGCTGGCGCTCGTCCCGTCCGGATCGAAGGCGGTGTAGAGCCGCGTCGCAGCGACCAGGGGTACGGTCGGGGTCGAGCCAACGCCGGCGACGTCGGCGAAGGGGCCCGCGACGTCGGCCGCGGACTGGACGCGGATGAGCGCGCCGACCCCGTAGGCGCCGATGTTGAGCAGGTCGTCGACGTCGTCGGCCGTGAGCTTCAGGATGTTCGGCACGGGTCAGGCCTCCGGGGTGGGTCCGTGCGCCGATCCGCCTGGGACGAGGAGGGCAGCCGAGCCACCCGGCACGGCGATCGCGGCACTCCCGCGAGGGCCGGGCCCGCCGATGACCGGCTCCGCTGACGCCGCGGCGAAGTGAGCGGCGATCGCAGCCGGCGAGAGGACGCTGCCGTAGATGGCGACCTCGTCGATCGCGCCGGCGAATTGGCGACTGCCATCGAAGCGACGGCCGAGCTCGAGGGGATCGGGGGTGCTGATGGTGGGGGTGCCCGCGGCCTCGAGGACGGTTCGGTCGAGCCCGTCGACGTAGATCAACCAGACGTCGGCCGCGCTCTTGGTCCCGACGACGTGATGCCAGTCGGTGTCATCGATGAAGACCGAGGAGTGCACCGCCTGGGAGCCCAGGAGGTTGTACCACTCGATGTAGTGAGCCCCGCCGGGGGCGTAGAGCTGCAGGTTCGGGCCGTTCGTGCCCTTCTGCATGAGCTCCATCGTCGCCGTCGAATCACCGACGGCCTTCTTGATCCAGCACTCCCAGCTGAGCGGCCCGTCGCCCTGGTCGAGGGCGGCCGCGTCTGGGATCGTGACGTACTGGCCCGGTCCATCGAGGAGGACGGCGGTGTTCGCGTCGCTCTCGAGCGCGCCCGGGACGCCGAGCACGGGCCCGCCGATGTAGGCGCCGGGGTTGGCGCCAAAGGTATCGGCCGCGACCCCGCCGGCCGCCTCCCCGAGCCGCCAGTAGGCGATCAGGGAGGGCTCCGCCAGGATCGCGGCCGAGTAGACCGACACGGGCCCGGGTCAGCCCTTCTTGGCGGCGGCTTCGGCCTCGGCGAGCTTGGTCTTGAGCGCCTCGATCTCGGCGTCCTTGGCCACCGATTCCGCCTCGGCCTTCTCGGCGGCTTTCTCGGCGGCCCTGACGGCTGCGGCGCTCGGGCTCGCGGCCGCGACCGCTGCGGGGCGGGCGGCATCGGCGGCGGCCTTCCGCTCCTCGAACGTCGGGTCGACGTAGGAGAACGCGCCGCGCTTCACGACCTTCTCCGCCTCGGCGCGCTCGAGGCGGACGGGCATCGGCGCGAGCGGCGCCGACTTCTCGGTGCCCTCGTCGAGCTTGCCCGGGACCGGGTAGATGGCGACGATCGGATCGTCGGTGGCGGTGGCGGGAGCCATGGGGTACCTCTCCGTTGACGGTTGGCGGGTGGATGTTTCTCAGGAAACAGCCCGGGCGGGCCAGTCGGCGCCGCCCGGGCTCTGCCTGGGGGCCTTACGGGCGGACGCCGACCATGACGCCGAGCGCGGCTGGCTGGAGGACGGCGATGGCCGAGCGCCCGATGGCGCGCGCCGCGGTCTGGTCGTTGGCGAAGGCGACGTGCTCGCTGAAGGCGACCTCGATCCCCTTGGCCTCGACGATCACGATGTTGTTGCGATTGCCGAAGTAGACGTTGGTGCAGTCACCCGAGGCGCCGACGGTCCGGGCGATGTTGATCTGGCTGGAGAACCAGGCCGGATAGGACCCGAGGAGGACCGCCTTCGGAGCGCTCACCGCGGCCGCGAGCCCGGTCGACATGATCGACGGGGCGTTGTAGCCGGCAGCGTTGCTCAGGAGGTAGTTGTTCGTCGTGTCCTTGATCTTGCTGAGGCTGTTCAGGTACCGCGGATGGGCGGCGAGGAAGTCCGGCTCGACGTTGGCGAGGCGGAGGTTGTAGAGGAAGTCGAACAGGTGGTCGAAGCTCGGCGTGAGGCCGTTGGCGCCCAGCGAGGGCCCGGCGGTCGTGCCCGCGTAGGCGACGAAGCCGGTGATATTCGTGCCGGCGCCGTCGCCCTCGAGGTACTGGATGTCCTGGCGGAGGCCGACGTCGCGGACCAGGCTGTTGGCGATGAACTCGTTCACGTCCGGATTGCCGTCGGCGAGGAGCTCGTTGCTGTAGACCCGGTACCCGTACTGCTTCTTGATCGTGATCGTCTGCTGGGCGAAGGTCGGGTCCTGGGTGGCCAGGGCGCCGGCCTCGGCGGCGGACGCGGCGCCGGCGGGGACCGACTCACGCGGCAGGATCACGGTGAAGCCCGGGACGTTGAGCGTCTGGATCCCGGGGATCTGGCGGATGACGGTCGTCGACACCAGGGCATAGGCGAACTTGTCCTGGGCGTACACGGTCGGGACGAGCGCGCCGCCGAGGCCGACGGTGCCCTCGCCCATGGCCCGGACCGCGCTGTTGATCTTTTCGGCGTGCTTCTTCTCGCCCATCTGGCCGAGGACCTCGGCGAACTCCTCGCGGGTCTTGGGCCAGACGATGGAGCGGTAGGAGCGGACGCCGGCGCCGAGCTCCTGCACGATCGGGTCGTTTTCCTCGTCGACCGAGGCGACCTTGTCGTACTCGAAGACCTCGCGAGCGGCCTGGGCGAAATCCCACTCGAAGATCTCGGACGAGCGGACGGAGCCGCGGGCCCCGGCACGCATGGCCAGGCCAACCCGGGGCATCGCGTACCGGGCGCGGAGGTAGGCGGGCGCCTGGCTGTAGTCGCGCGTGGCCGGCGCGCCGCCGGCGGCCGGGCGATCGGTGGGATCCACGGTGTTCACGGCCCGCACCGCGGCTTCCGCCGAGGCCTGGAGCAGCGCCTGCACGGCCGGGTTGGCCGCGAGCTGCTCCGGGGTGATCTCGACCGGGGCGGCCGGGTCGGCGCCGCCGATCGGGTAGATCGGGGTCCCGTTCTTGCGGTACCCGATGGGCTGGAGGTGCTGCTCCGGCGTGACGGGCAGCCCCAGGGCGAGGGCCGCGGCGTACACCGCCAGCGGCATGTGGACCTGACCCTGGTAGCGGGTCAGCGCGGACGGATCCATGCGAGGTCTCCTGTAGGCGGACATGAAGAAGCCCGCCGACCTGGCGGGCTCAGGACTGGGAGGAGCGGCCGAGCTCAGCCGGGCGAGCCGGTGAGGCGCTTGGCGGCCGCGGCGCCGGCCTGCTCGGCCATCGCGAGGAGATCACGCTGGATGTCGGCGTCGGACCGCACCGCCTCGGCCGCAACGATGCGGAAGGCGGGTTGGCCGTCAGCCGGCGCAGCGGTCGCGTCCGGGGCGACGGGTGCAGCGGCGGGGGAGGGAGTCTGTCGGGCGCGGACGCCGGAGGCCCACGCGGTGACGGAGATGGTCTCCTCGATGATCATCTGGTCGGCGGCTGATTCGGCGACGTCCTCGGGCGTCCCGATCTCGGCCTGCTCGGCGTCGATGAACATCTGGAGGGCGGCGATCGCCTGCCGGAGGAAGCCGGCCTGCTCGGTCTCGGCCGCCTCCTCGCCGAGGAGGTCGATCAGCGAGGCGAGCGTCCAGGCGGCCGCCGAGGCGTCCCAGGCCGCCGAGCTGTAGCGGAGAGAGTTCGGGCCTCGGCGGGTTGCTGGCGGCGTCCGGTCGCCCGCGAGGAGGGATCCCGCGGCCGCGGCCCGGGCGGCCACGGTGGCCATCGGATTCGCCTCGGTAGGGGTGAGGGCGAGCTCGTACACGGGCCACTCGAGCCACTCGCCCGTGCGCTGGTCGAAGCGGACGGCGTGCTCCGCGGATCCGGACGAGAAGCCGAGGCCGCCGCGGCCAGCGACGTCGGCGTCGAGCATGGCTGCGACGCGGCCGTACCACTTGGCCCGCTTGTCCAGCTGAGCCTGGACCCAGATCCCGTCAGCATCCATCCGGACTGGCGACCAGCCGCCGATCCGAGCCAGGCCGATCTCCTTGTCAAAGCCGTGGTTGTAGGTCACGGGGCGGATGTAACCGGGCTCCTCGCCGGCGGAGCGGGTCGCGCTCGGGTCGAAGTCGGGGAAGAGGTCCCAGTGGAAATCGGTCCGCTCCGAGGCGAACGTCTGCCAGGAGTCGCGGCCCGCGAACGGTCCGCCAAAGGGGATCCCGAGGCCCTCGATGATCCGGACGTCGTCGGTCTCGCTGACCGTGCGGACGGCCCGCAGCCTGTTCTTCATGCTCGAGCTCCTGTCAGCTGGTCGGCGATCTGGGTCGCGCTGTCCCGCCGGCGGAGGCCGGCCTCGATCGAGATGGCGGTGGCGCTCGAGACGGGCGCGCCGACAACGTCGACGACGTTCAAGCTCGAGCCAGGGGCGGCGATCCAGGCGCGGACCGCGGGGTGGCGATAGAGGCGCCGTCCGATCGCCCGGAGGGCATCGGCGGCGACCGCATCGTCGGCCTCGGGATCCTCGTCATCGGGCGGCGGATCCTCGCCCATGGCGAGGCGCTGCTTGAGCTCGTCGTCTTCGGGCGTGTCGGTCGGCGGCGCCGCGCCGGCGCGGACCAGGGGGACGTTGCCCCACGCCACGTCAGGCCCGATCTTGAAGTGGCGGCGGGCCTCGTTCGGCGTTGCCGTCTCGCGATCGAGCCAGCTCTGCCAGGCGAGATAGTCCTCGCGGAGCGGCGGCTGGAGAGCCTCGATCGCGCTGTAGTCGAAGCGGAGGCGGATCCGTCGCCGGCCCGGCCGGGACGGATCGAAGTCGGGGACCAGCCAGCCGTTCATCCCGTCGGCGAGCCAGTCGAGCTCGGTGATCATGTACCGAGCGAAGATCCGCTCGGCGTCACGGAGGTTGGCGTAGACGGTGTTCTTGTCGTCGTCGCCGGCGAGGACGAGCGGGACGCCCTCGACGGCGCAGATCGTCATCCGGCTGACCTTCCGGCTGGCCAGCCAGTCGGCATCCTTGGGGCTGAGAGAGAGGACCTTCGCCTCGAGGCCCTGGGGCACGATCGGCGTCTTGCCCTGGTTGCGCGGCCCCCGAAGGGCGCGCAAGGCGCGCTTGACGAGGCTCGTGTCCTGGGGCGTGAAGTCGGCGTCCTTCGGGATCTGCCAGTAGAGGGGCGGGATGCCCCAGTTGGCGAGGACCTCGGCCTGCCATTCCGACGCCTGGCGGTTGACCGAGATGTCGTAGCGGGCCGCCGACAGCGGCGACAGGCCCCGGGTTGGATCCTCGAGGTTGAGCCGCCGGAACGGGACGATGTCCTTCGGGTAGAAGGTCTCGCCCGCCTCGCCGGTGGGCTTGTACTCGTACGACTCGATCCAGACGCGGCCCTTCTTCGGGGTCAGGTCGGGCGAGCGGAGCCAGTAGAGCTCCTGCGGGGCGCCACCAAAGCGACCACGCACCTTCCGCCAGTACGTCTCGCCCCAGACGGACGTCGCCGCGACCGACCACGCCTTGAGGTCGGAGCCGTTCATGTTGACCGGGTTCACGTCGTCGAGGAGGCCCTGGAGGTCGAGGGCCGCCCCGTCGTTCGTCTCCTCCGCGCGCACCCAGCCGGATCCGTCGCGGACCTCGGCGAGGAGCGGAACGCTCTGGGCAAACCCGGCCTTGAGCGCCACGCAGCGATACACCCAGGCCTCGTCCGCCGGCGCCTTGCCGTACTCGGCCAGGCTGTGCATCACCTGGGCGCCGTCCTGGCGGTTGATTCCGTTGAAGCTGAACCATTCGGGGCTCATCGCCCGCAGGCCGCCGCCGGCAACGTCGACGTGGAAGGGTGAGGGCATCGTCACGCGGTGGGCTCCTCATCCTCTGCGAACCCGAGCCCGCCGCCGTCGGCGTCGAGGGCCTCGATTTGACGCCTGCAGCGCCAGCACCAGGCCTCGTCGTCGTCGGGATCCCGGAACGACTCTTCGCAGGTGCAGAAGGCGGGGTTGGTCAGGCCACGAATGCGGTCGCTCGCGGCGCGGGCCAGGGCTGCAAGGCCCCGTGCACGGCCATGGCCGTCGCGATCGCCCCGTCGATCTTCCGAGCTGAATCCTTGAGCTTCGTAATCCGCCATCCGCTCTCACCTCGGTTCCGGCCGACAACGTTGGACAAGTGCCGGGCGAGAACCGGATCGCCGTCGTGCTCGAGGCGCTTGGTGACGACCAGGCCGTAGAGGTCGGTCGCGGCCGGGACCATCTGGCTGTCGTTCTGGGCCATGGAGACCATGACGAGGCCCTCGGATTCGAGGATCGACGCCATCGCCTTGAACCCCCACGGGTCGTAGGCGAAGACAGGCCCGCCGGCGCCGCGGCGCTGAACCTTCCGGGCGAGCGCCGGGAACATGTTTCGCAGGGAACGTAGGTAGTTGAGGATCTCGTTCACGTCGGCCTCTTCGCCCGTCCGCGGATCCGGGGCGAAGAACCGGGCCCGAACGACGACGTGGTCCTCGGAGCTCGGGATCTCGGGGTTGCGCCGCCCGATCGGCATCGGGATCCGCTGGGCGACCGTCACGCACGTCGTGTCGTCGCTGACGCCGAAGTCGATCCCGACCGCGATCGGGCGCTTCCGATCGAGCCCGTGGAGGAGATCGTTCGGATCGTGGTCCTTGCTCGAGCAGTCGGCCCAGGTCCCGAGGGGAAGCCAGTCCTCGACCCCGGAGGGCCACTGGTTGAGGTGGAGGCGGCGGAAGTCGGTCAGCCGCATCGTCGGCTTCCGGAGCTCGCGCCGGAGATATTGCTCGGTGATCCAGGAGGCCGGGTTGGACAGGGCCCACACGGCCGGATCCATGGGGTCGGCGTCGGCGGCCGCCCCGTACCAGTACATCAGGAAGCCGGCGTCGCGATCGCGGACGATCGTCAGGCCCGGGCGGTGCTCGACGACATCGACTCGAGCCAGGGCGGCGCTGTAGATCTGGCCGAGGATCTGCTCCTCGGCGATCCCGGCGGTGGTGATCGTGATGGTGATCGGCTGCTCGCGCGCGCCGCCGGCCGAGGTGAGGGCCGTGTAGAGCTCGGGCGACTTGTGGGCCCACAGCTCGTCGATGATGTTGCCCGACGGGTTGAGACCGTGCTGCAGGGCGCCGTCCGACGAGAGGACCCGGAGGATCCCGCCGTTCTGGGGGCAATCGATGTAGTCGCGCCGCGGGAGGACGAAGTCCTGGAGGCCCGGGCTCGCGGCCACGAACCGCTTCTGCTGGCGGAAGACGATCGTCGCCTGCTTGAGCGACGCCGCCGCGATGTAGACCTCGGGCTCGTTCTCGCCGTCGGCGGTCAGGAGGTACACGCCGCCGGCCGATGCGATCGTCGACTTGCCGTTCTTCCTCGGGATCCCGAGGATGACCTCCTGGTACACCCGGAGCCCGGTCAGCGAGTCGAGCTCGAGCGCCTCGTCCCAGAACTCCTGCTGCCAATCCTCGAAGATGAGGGGCTGGCCGGCCCACCGGCCCTTGGTCTGGCGGATGTAGCGCTGACTGAAGGCAGCGAGTCGAGGACCGTCAGTCAGGATCGGCGTCATCGCCGACGACCCGGAGGCGGCCGCGCGGCGGGAGCTGGCGGGCGAGCTCGCCAGCCATGCCGCCCTCGTGCGGCGACCGAAGCGACCCGGCGCCGGCGTCGCCGGCCAGCTTCACCCGGCTCCCCGGCCCGATCCCGAGGACGCCGGCGAGGAGGCGGAACTCGGTCATCGCGCCCTTCTCGATCGCGATCGCCGGATGGGCGACGCGGCCCTGGCTGTTGGTGCCAGGAGGGGCCAGGAGCCCGCCGCTCGAGGCGACGCGACTGATCTCGCCGTCGGTGGCCTCGCACCACAGGCACTTGCCCGGATGGGCCTTGGTCTTGCGAAACTCCGGATCCGCGTTCCGAGCCGCGATGCAGGCGAGGATGGCGGTGTGCTCGGCCTTCATGGCCGCCCGCGCCTGGCGGACCCTCGCGAGGGCCTGGGCGGCGAGCTCGACGATCGTGAGGTCGACGCGATCGAGCATCCCGCCCGCGACGAGCGGGGCGATCAAGTCGCGCCAGGCCCGGCCCTCCATCGGGGTGAGGTTCGGTGGCGGCTTGACCGAGTCGAGCTCGTCCGGGTTGATCCGGCCGCCGATCAGGATCGCGGCCCGCGGCGGGCGGTGGTCGGGGTAGCCCTCGAGCCGTCGCTGCTCTTCCGACTTGGCGACGGTCATCGGTCAGGCTCCCTTCGCGCCTCCCCAGCCGGACTGCTCGAGCGCAGTCCGGCGCGAGTGGCACGGCTTGCACAAACTCCGCAGGTTGGCGTGGTCGTCGGTTCCCCCCCGACGACGGGCGATCACGTGGTCGACCTCGGTCGCGGGGACGTACTCGCCGCGCTCGCGGTGGAAGCGACACCACGGCTCGAGCTCGAGGTGATCGGCGCGGGTGTGCTGCCACGCTGTGTCGTAGCCGCGAGCTCGGGCCGACGGCCGGGCGGCGTCAGTGTGGGCAGCCCGGTGGTGGCGGTAGCTACGCTGGTCGACGAGCTCGTGACAGACGGTGCATTCCCGGAAGGGCATCAGCCCGGCAGCCGGAACGGCTCCCCGTCGTCGAGGTAGGCCCGGCCGTCGCGGACCTGAAACGGGATCGGGGGCAGAGGCCCGATCGTCAGGCGGTACTCGCCGTCGGCGAACTCGCGCCACCGGGCGTCGGTCCAGTTGAGGCCGCTCGTGTCCGGGCCCCAGATGACCCACATCCGGACCGGCCGTCCGTCGGGCCGGCGGATCCAGACCGTGCGGGTCTCCTCGATCACGTCGGAACGACGAGCCCTCGAGCTCGCGCCGCTGCCTGCTGGCCATTGAGGCGGATCCGGACGAGGAGCTCGACCAGGGCCCCGAGCTCGTCCTCGTGAAGGTCCGAGGGGACGCGGATCCCGAAGGGCCGTCCGCTTTCGCCGAACTCGCCCTCGGCGGTTGTCATGGTGACCGGCGTCAGCTTCGTGGCGCCCGCGATCGCGGCATCGATCTTGTCCAAGGGGACCTCCGTTGGGGACGTCGAACCAGCGGTGTGGTCGGTGACGGGCGTTGACCTCGCCCGCCGGCATCACGGTCGCCGGCACGGGATTCGACTGGTCGGGATGCTACACGACAGCGGCAAGACCCTCGAGGCGCTGGGAGTACAGGCGGGCCGGCGGCTCGTCGTCGTAGCGGTCCCAGAGCCGCTCGAGCGCGCCGACCAGGTAGGGCCAGCGGACGGGCTCGATGATCCCCATGCTCCGGCCGGCCGCGCTCCAGTCGCCGTCCATCGAGGCGGTCCGGAAGAGCATCCGGGCCATGAACGGGTACGGGTCCGTGTCGGCACCGCGGCCGGCCAGGGCGGCCAGGGCGGCCCGCATCGGGAAGCGGAAGGCGGTCTCGGCCATGGTCGTGCCGGCCTCGGTCAGACGGGCGAGCTCGGTCTCGTCGCGGGGATCGCCCTCGAGGTAGGCCCGGAACGGATCCGCCGTGCGCGGCGTGCCGATGAGGGAGCCGCCGACCAGGTCGCGGGCCGTCGATAGAACGGCGCCGGTCCGAGGGTCGAGGCTGGCCAACGACTCGCCCCGACGGGCAGGCGTCCCGACGAACACCCCGCTGGCGTGGATCTGCTCAGGGATCTCGGCCCGGAAGCCGGACAGGAACCAGCCGAGCAGGTCGCGCGGCTTCGTCGCCCTGCGGCGGATGCTCGCCGCGTGCTCGCCGGCGTGGGGTCGGGCGAGGCGGGCGCGGGCTACCTCGACGTCGCGCCTGCTCACAGGGTCACTGCGCGGTCGGGCTGGCCGGCCGGCGTCGTCACCGTGACGTCCGTGCCTTCGGGCAGGACGGGGTTGGCGAGCGACGTGACCGCGGACTCGGTGGCGAACGCCAGCGCGGCGGCGGTGAAGCCGCTCACGGCGCCGACCTGGATGCCATTCCAGCCGAGGCCGAATGCCGTCCCCATGGCGATCCCGGCGACGATCAACGCCTGGGCCCGGACCGGCCACTTCTTGATGAGGGCCCACATCCCACGGAGGAAGCGCTTGGCGCCGGATCGCATCAGGGGGCCTCCTGCCGGGCGATGGCCGCGTTGGCCCAGAACATCGCCTCCTCGAGCTTGGTCATCGCCAGGCTCTTCTCGCGCCCCTCGGGCAGCCGATCCTGAAGGTCCAGGGCCAGCTTCTTGATCCGCTCCCGGGTCAAGCGGTGCGCCTCGGCCCGGGCGGTGTCGGGCACGTGATGATCGAAGCGTCGAGCGATGTCGCCTGGATACATCAGAGCGCCTCCGCCGCGGCGATCATCGCGGCCCGGACGAGCTCGTGCTCGGCGGCCCGGGCATCGGAGACCGCCTGGGTGCAGTCGGCCTTCGACACGACCGGCCGGACGTTCACGGCGGCATTGGCGAAGATGGCCAGGAGCAGGTCCGGCGCAGGATCGGCGCGGGTCCAGACGATGGCCCGGAGGCCCGTGCCTCCTTCGGACGTCGAGACGAACGGACTGACGACGTCCTTCCGAGCCGCCGGCGCGGTGAGGCGGGGCGATCCGTCGAGGTTCAGGATCTTGGTCCCCTGGGGGATGTCCAGGACCACCGCGGTGGCGCTCTGGACGTCGATCTCGGTCATCGGTTCCTCCGTTGTGAACAGGCCGTGGCCGCCGAGCCCGGCGAAGATCGCCTTCATGTTCGGGCTGACGCCGGGGCAGCCCTTCGGTGACTGGTCGTGGTGGCCAGTCGCTCCTCGAATCGTCGCGAACATGTCGCGCATTTCGAGGCCCCACTCGATCGTTGAGCGAACCTGCGCGTCCGTCGGCCCGTCGGCCCGGCGGCCAGCGAGCTCGGCGCTGACGGTCCAGGCGTTCGGGTCGGGCCAGTGCGAGCCGAGCACGTCCCGCAGGTGGTGACCGCCGTAGTAGCCGTACTCGCCGGCCCGGTCGTCGGGGTTGAGGTTGCCCGAGGCGTGGGCCCAATCGAGCATCTGGACGCGCTTGCCGGTCGAGAGGATCGCGACGTTGCACGACACGCCGTTGACCCGCCTGGCCCACTGGTGGAGATCCTCGCCGCTATGTCGGGCGAGGTACTCGGGCAGGCCATCTCCGCCTTCGCTCATGTGGAGCGAGATCCCGAGCGTCCCGTCCCTCGGGCCGTAGTCGATGCCCTGGACGAACGTCATGCCGCGAGCTCGGCGACCAGGCCCTCGGCCACCAACGTCTCGATCGTCCGGCGCGTTCGTCGATCGAGGAAGCTGTTCAGCGCGAGCCCGCCCGCGACCGACATGATGATGACGAGGTACGGCGTCAGGGGGGTGTCGCCCGGGCGCCCGAGGGCCGGGATGATGACCACGATCAGGGCGGCGACGACGTAGAGCAGGACCGCCTCGCGCCGAACATTGGCTCGCGCCTGGACCAGCCTGGCCCGGAGCAGGGTCGGGCTGACCGGTGGCGTGGTCGCGTCGCCGGCGCCGTCAACGGTGGCCCGCCAGCCCTGCCAGGCGTCCGCGAGGTTGCCGAAGATGACGCCGGCGGCGAACAGGTTGATCGCCAGCCAGGTGCCCTCGACCGGGTTGATGAAGATCATCGGCGGGGGCTCCGGCGGAGGTCCGCACGATCGGCCTGGAGGACGTCGACCTGGATGTCGATCGCCCGCTGGCGCTTGGCGATGCGGTCGAGCCGCTCGGCGACGAGCTCCTGCTCGTCGGTCATGGGGTGCGGGGCCGGCGGCGTGAGCCCCAGCATGTGACGGAGCGCCGCCATCAGCCTACCCATCGCCGAGCGACTTCCGGACCGCGACCGTCGTCGCCTTGTCGGCGAGGTCCGTGCCCATCATGGCGAGGGTCCGCCAGTAGTCGCGGTCCTTCTTGAGGTCGCTGTAGATCTTCGCCGCGGCCGTGGTCAGAGCGGTGGCCAGGGCGCCGATCACCGCGATGACGACCCCGGGGTCGACCGTCATCGCTCAGGCCCGGCATGTCTTTGCCGCGGTCATCAGCCGACCCGCCGAAGTGAGGACGCCGGGGTCACGGCAACGCCCTGCTCGGGGTCATCGGCCGGATCGCCAGACGGCGAATCGCCGACGCTGCTGCCCGGCGTCCTCGTCATCCGGTCGAAGAGCGCATCGATCGTTCGCCGGATCAGGCGGTGCCGCTCGCGCAGGAGTTCCTCGACCTCGTCGTCACCGGGGAGCCGGAGCCATCCGAGGGCGGTGAAGGCCTCAATCGCGCCGCTCGCCCCGAGCTTGCGGTAGATCGCGCTCAGGTGGTTCTTCACCGTACTCAGGCTGATGCCGAGCTCGTCGGCGACGCCCTGGTGGTGGCCCGTCCGGCCGTAGCAGGCGAGGAGCTGGGCCTCCCGCACCGTCAGCGGTCGGCCGACGGGGGGGCTCATGACACCGCCGCGGGTCGGTCGGCGGCCGCGCCCGTCACAACGCGGCGCCCACCGAAGGGGGTCCGGCAGCGAGCCGGGAGGAGACGCGGCGACGTGACGGACCGATCCACGACATCAACGGTAGCTGCCCGCAGCTAACGGAAGGACCGTGTCTTTCCCCCAGTGGATCGCCTAAACGGTCGTCTTGGAACTCCCCAGGAGCCCTCGGGCGGCCGCGATTGCGTACGCCTGTGCGGTTGTCGCGGCGTCCAGGCGTCGCCGGCATTGGCCCAACTGCTGCTCGACGGTCGAGCTCGATACACCTCGCCGGCGGGCGAGCTCATCGATCGTCAGCCCGCCCTCGGCGTACTGGGCGAGCACCTCCAGCTGGGCCCTCGAGGGCGGCCGTGACGCTTCCTGGGTTGCCATCACACGTCGCCTGCCGCCGCGGTGAGACGCGACGCGTCGCCGGAGGTCCTCGACGACGGCATCCGTCGATTCGTCGACGGACGCGACCGCGAGCCGTTTGACTCGACGTCGGCCACGACGAGTAGCGCGGCGATCGCCGGGACGGATCGGCTCGAGCAGCTCAGCGCCCAGCCGTCGTAGCTGGCCAGACGCGACACGAGCTCCGAGTGGTCGACCTCGCCGGCGAACGACGCTTCGCGACCGTAGTAGCGGCGCGCCAGGCCGAGGTAGGGCGGGTCGGCGTACGCCAGCCGAAGGGGCCGATCCGTCGCTCGGAGCTCCGCGCGTCGCACGCCGGCGCGGTGCGACGCCTGGCGACACGACTTGCCACAGAACAGGGCGTCGGATCGAGCCGTCTCGGGGACCAGGTCGCGACACCACCGACAGGTCCGCGGCCGCGGTGCGCGACTCATGCCGCTCCCCGCCTGCGCTCAGCCTGGGCGTTCGTCTCGTCGACGTGGCAGTCGTGACAGAGCGTCTCGAGGAGCTTGAGGTGGTGATGGCAGCCCTGGTGATAACCGCGACCGACCCGGGGACGCCGATGGTTGACCTCGAGGTTGTCAGTCGAGCCGCACCGTCGACAGCGCTTGCGATCGCGTCGGACGGCAGCGGCCGAGGCCGCGCCCCACTCGTGGTTCTCCGTCCAGCGCTGGACGCAGGCATCGGAGCACCAATACCAGCGACGCTCGGGGAGCTCGCCGCCGCACATGTAGCAGATCCGGAGCCGACCACACTCGCCTCGATCGAGCCCGCGGATCCACGGCGGACGCATCCGGCAGTGGAGCTCGGCGGCCGCGTCGGCCTTCGCGAACGGGACCTGTGCCTCGAGGCGCGCCCGGGCAGCCCGCTGCGTGCGCCAGCGGCGCTCGATCGCCTTCGCCCGTGCCGGGTCGCGCGCCCGGATCCGCTCGAGCCAGGGATCGGCGTCCAGATGCCACGGATCCCGGTCCCAGGAGTCCCAGAAGTCGAGCTCGGTCACGGCTTCTCACCGTGGGCCTTTCGCCGGTGGAGGGCGAGCAGGATCCGGTTCGCGAACCGCGGGGCGACCGGGGCCGGCCACTCTTCGGGGGTGAGCCCGTTTGCGGCCATGGAGAGGCGCCACCGGCGGAGGCGGTCGGCGTGGCAGAGCTCGCATGGGACGCCCTTGATCTTCATCGGCGTGCCCAATAGTCGTCGACGTCGATCCCCTTCGGGTAGGTTGAGGCCAAGTGAGCGACACCGGCGGCGGGGATTGGTCCGTCCTGGCGAATGACGCTGAGAGCCCAGCGACGATACGGGTGGGGCCGCCGCTGAGCGACCGGCCGGACCGCGACGATGACGTACCAAACCCCGGTGGGCTCGCCGCCGCGGTCGGTTAGGAGGTAGAGATCCCCGGGCCGCGGGCCCGGATCGTCGGGCGGGAGGTCGTAACGGGCGGTTGTCGGCTCGCTCATCGGAGGCGTTCGGCGCAGGCGCCGCAGCCGGGGCGGCCGAGGTACTCGGGATCAGGATGATCGTGGAGCCGGCCCTGACGATCGACGCGGCCCCGCCGGTCGTAAGTACCGCCACCGGTACCGCCACCGGCCCGAAATCGTGCGGGATGCCCTGATGCCCCACGGGCCATTGGTGATCGGGGATTGGCTGGCGAGGAAGGATTCGAACCTTCGATCTCCTGATCCAGAGTCAGGCGCCTTACCGCTTGGCCACTCGCCAGTGGAACCGGTCGGCATGATACCCGAGGCAGCCTGCTGAGCGTGGGGCAGGCCTCTACCGGCCCATGTTCACGGCCCCGCCCGGGTCGGTGTTCACGGTGTTCACGGGTCTTCCGGGGTGCAAGGCACGCTCAGAGGAGGACGGGACCCGGGCCTTCCAGCGCTGTCGCAGCCGCGCGCCTCGTCCGGCCAATGGACACGATAACGAGGACGCTCCGGGCCGGGTCCAGAGTGGACCGTAGACTTTGTGCGTGAAAAGGATCGGATTCCTGTCGTTCGGACACTGGTCGGCCTCGCCCCACTCGCAGGTGCGGTCCGCGTCGGACGCCCTGATCCAGTCGATCGAGCTCGCCGAGGCGGTTGAGGACCTCGGTGCCGACGGCGCCTACTTCAGGGTCCACCACTTCGCCCAGCAGCTGGCGTCGCCGTTTCCGCTCCTCGCGGCGATCGGCGCCCGAACGAAGCGCATCGAGATCGGGACGGCCGTCATCGACATGCGCTACGAGAACCCGCTGTACATGGTCGAGGATGCCGGCGCCGCCGACCTCATTGCAGGCGGTCGACTCCAGTTGGGGATCAGCCGGGGCTCGCCGGAGCAGGTCATCGATGGCTTCCGCTACTTCGGCCACGCGCCCGCCGACGGCACGACCGACGCGGACATGGCGCGTGACCACACGCAAGTCTTCCTCCAGGCCCTGTCCGGGATCGGCTTCGCCGAGCCGAACCCCGCGCCGATGTTCCCGAACCCTCAGGG